CTATATCAGAAAGAATAAGAAGTGCCAAAGCATTTGAAAGAATATTTAATATTGCTTTTGATGATCAAGACTTTACTATTGATGTTGAAAAAATGTCTTCAACGAGTTCTGGTAGAGACTTTTTAAGAAGTTATGAATATTCTAGGATAATTAATCCTTTAACCAATAAATTAAATGATGACTATTATAGAAACAACGCATTTAAAATAGATTCATACCATATTCAATTAGAGGCTCAGTTTATAAGATTATGACTTCCGGTTCTTTATCTTTACCTTCAAAACAAGTAATTTCAGTTGATGCAGAAGAGATTTCTAATTTAACTGTTAATTTTATATATAATTTTTTTACTCCGGATGAAGGTGTAAATGATAGCGGCAATTTTGATGATGCAACAACTACTGCTGATGATTTATTTAATGAAGTAACTTCAATACAAACTTTAAATAATTCCGACTTTTCTGTAGGAACAATAAATCCTGATGTTTCATTAGCAGAAAGAAGTAGAATTGCTGCTGAGAAAACAAGAAAACTTGAATTAAATAATAAAATAATAAAATTTACTCCGAGATATGTCGAATTAAATTGGAATTCTGCATTAAATAGAAATTATATTTCTTCTACAGAAATATTGCCACAAAATTTCCTTGTTGACAATAAAGATAAAATATTAAAAGAAGAAGATTTTTGGGGAAATAATTTTACCAATGTATTATTTCAAGATGTTAATGCTGATAAAAAAACAACTTTCTTTTTAAAAAGAATAACTCAAGCAATCGCAGATAGTATTCAAAACCCAATAGCCAATGTTAATCCAAAAATCTTACAAGACATCAGAACAGGATCAAGAGCACTTTCCGGTTTAGATTTGGCTGGTTTTTTGAACACAGAAACTTCCAATGAAGTAAATCAAGAATTTTTAAGAAATACAACTGTTCAGTTTGAAAATAATGGTTATATTTTTCCTAAAAAAAATCAAGATGAAATATTAAAAACTTTAAGCAAAGTTGCAACGTCTGTGACGATTGCAAATAAATTTGTTTACTCTTTAGCGGCTACAACATTAAAAAATACAACAACAGTATTTACCGAGGAAATCGGTCCAATGTTGCAAGATTTCTTAGCAAAACAAAATGCAGCGAATACATCTACGGCATTATCTCAAGAAGAATACGATATTGTTCTCGATGAAACTATAGGAATTTCTGTTAGAGAACTAAACAATTTTTGGAATAAGTCTTTTAAAAATGCATTCGTGCCAGAAGCCAAAAGAATTGGCTTTATGATAGAAAAAACAGAATATCCATCTGATGGTGCTCCTATTATTAAAGACACAATCTTTATACAAAATACCATGGCTACAAAGGCAAAGGATTCTGCTGTAAAATACGGTACAAGATACGGTTATAAAATAAGAAGCATTGTAAAAGCAAAAATATTAGTTGAAGATAATGATCCAAAAACGAATAATTTCTATGTTTTAGAATTTTTATTTGCTTCTAAAGCATCAGAAAGTATCATGATTGATACAGAAGAATACATAGCCCCGCCAGAAGTTGCTGATTTTAAAATTGGATGGGATTATTATAATAAAGCTGCAAGATTAACATGGTCATTTCCAGTTAATCCTCAAAGAGATATAAAATATTTTCAAATATTTCGTAGAAGCTCAATAAATGAACCATTTGAATTAATTAAAATGTATGATTTTAATGATAGCTTATTGCCATTTCCTCTCATAGAAACACCCGATTCGGTTTTAATTGAAAAATTAACAAGTCCAAAATCTTATTATTTAGATAAAGAATTTAAAAAAGATTCAAATTATATTTATACGATCTGTGCAATAGATGCACATGGATATAGTTCAAATTACTGTATCCAATTCCAATGTTACTTTGATAAATACGCCAATAAAATGATCGTTAAACCAATATGTCTTTCTGGTTGCCCTAAAATATATCCAAATGCAAATCTGATACGAGATGCTTTTGTTGACACAATAAGAGATTCAGGGCATAAACAAATAAAAATCATGTTTAATCCTGAATATTTAAACGTTAATGATAGTTCTGGAAATTCTTTAAAAGTTTTAAGATATGCAAAAAACGAAGGAGATCCAGAAACAAAAAAAGATTCTTATTACAAATTTCAATTAATTAACACAGATCTTCAGACACAAGAAGTAATTACAATTAAATTATTTGATGAAATAATAAGAAGATAGACAAAAAACAAATAAAAGATATTATACATAATATATAAATTTTTTTTATTTTTACTACTTAAAACATAGAAATAAATTCTGGAGACAAATATGGGATTCCTACAGGGAGATACAAATAACATAATTCTAGACGCAGTTTTAACAGATACTGGAAGACAATTCCTATCAAGGAATGATGGGAGCTTTAGTGTTGTAAAATTTTCATTAAGTGATGATGAAGTAGATTATTCCATAATCCAAAAATATGGAAGAACCGTTGGTCAAGAAAAAATAGAAAAAAATACTCCAGTCTTTGAAGCTTTAACAAATCAAGCTTTTGCACAAAAATATCGTTGTGTGTCTGTTTCAAATCCAAATTTGATATATTTACCAAATCTTACGCTGTTAGGCAACAATGTTTCTAATAATATTCTTTCCATTGGAAATACAACACAAAAAACAAGAACAGTCACAGTAAGCCAAAATATATCAAACGTTTCATCAATTGACATTGAACTTAGGGATCAATCATTTATAGTAGAAGTAAACAATTTATTCTTACAAGTTCTTGGTACTGCTCCAGATAATATTGATAACAATTTAAGAGCAACTTATATATTAACTCGTGATTCTGGACAGACTGCTCAAGGTGGCTCTACATTGACATTAAATGTTGGAACCAAATCTATAACAGATACTCAATTTCAAATTTACGGTGCATCTAACAATAAATCGTTAATCACCACATTCATTAAAGTTTCTGGAATTCAATCTGGAGCTGTACTTGAATTCCAAGTAAATATCAGTAGCACCCTCTGATTAACAATAGGAAAAAAAAATGGCTGTATTTAAAGAATTTTCTGCCGAAGATGTAAAAACAAATAAATCATATCTAAACCAATTAGTTGATATTCTTGGTTCAGATATATCTGGTTCATCAACAAGAAAACAATATCAAGTTTTCGTTACTGGTGGTTTAGGACCAGGAGTAACTTCTTCCTTATTCCAAACCGTATTTGATCAAGATTTTACGCTTCAAACTGCAAATGCAATTTTTGATACAACATTTGGACTACATACTGGCTCAGAAGTAGTAACATATCTAAATCCAACTATTGATTCAAATGGCAAATACTTATTTCCAGCCAATTCTCTTATGATGAGAGAAAAAATGGATATATATAGATTATTTGCTCAGAATCTACTTGGTGATTCAAATGCTATGTTTACTGCTATTTCTGGTTCTACTTCTTATAATATAAAAGAAGCAATGTTTATTTGTTTTAAACGATTATTTTCAAGAGATCAAGTAAAAAGAGAAACTTTTGCAATTAGATATTATGCTTCAGGTGCTTCTTTAGGAGCAGGGCAACAAAATTTAGCTAAAGCAAGTTCTAATGGTTCTTTTATTCTTACAGATATTAATTCATCAGTTAATAAAGAATATGAAGTTGGTGGTCAAGTTTCTACAGTGGTAGATTCTGCCAACATTGCTAATCCTTTAGGACTTTTATTCCTTGATAAAGGTATCCTTGTTTTAGACATATCTAGAAGTTTCGACCAAGCTGGACCAATTTCTGGTGCGATTGATTGTGTAACCAATACCGCAGGAATAGTTACAAATTTCACTGGGACATTAAAAAATCTTATGTCTTCTGGCTCTATGGATGAATTCTTAGACCATATTTGTTCCACTAGATTTACCGGTTCTGATGAGACTTCAATAACATTTCAAAATATAACAAATATAAACAGTACACTTTTCTTCTGTAGAGCTGGTGCAGATGAATTCAATTATTCTTCAAATCCAACGTTTACAGATGAAAATAATCGAATCACTGTAATAGACCCTGGACAAGAAGAAACTCAAAGAACATTTACTTTCGTAACAAGTATAGGACTTTATGATTCAACAGACAATTTATTGGCAGTTGCAAAAATGTCTAGACCAGTTAAAAAAGACGATGAAAGAGATGTTACATTCAAAGTAAGACTTGATTTCGTTCGTAAGAATAATAAAAGAAAAATTATTTTTAGAAACAGATGATTATAAATACAAATCTCTTTTTTCATCTTATTATTATTTTATAATGGCTTTAAAAGATGAAAAAAGAGATTGTCTTTTTTGCTTAAACAAATTTACACCAAAATATAAACCACAAGTTTGTTGTTCTCGACATTGTTCAATTTTATTACGAAATAAAAATAAAATTTCAAAAAACATAATAGAGCTTAATTGTGATTGGTGTAAGGTTTCTTTTACTAAGAAACTTTCAACATTAGGAAAAGTTGGCAATTATTGCTGTCTCAATTGTTCACAAGCTGCAAAACGTGGGCATGAAACAAAATACATTACAAAAACATGCCCTAATTGCAATAATAAATTCGATTGTTTGTTTAGGAAACAAACAATCTTTTGTTCTAAATCTTGTTCTAAATCTGGTAAAAATCATCCATTATACGGAAAAAAAATAAAACAAAAGAATAAAAATATTTGGAATGAAGGTTTAACAAAAAAAACAGATTCAAGATTGGCTGATTTAGGAAAGAAAATTTCTTTTATTCAAAAGCAACAATTTAAAGATGGATTGCGAACAAATAAAGGCAAAAACAACCCAAACTATGGGAAAACAACTTCACAAAGAACTCCAGAACAACTCGAAAAATACTCTTCAGCAGCTATTAATAGATTAAAAAATAATCTTATA